AAAAACTATGGAAGAATTAACCAATCAGTCGTTAGTCCAAAAAAAAATAGCTCTTGCTCAATCTGAGCACGCTCCTATTATAATAGAGTTAATGAAAGATATTATGATGAAGGTACCACTAGTAGATGATAAAAGTGAATGGAAAAGCATTGTGAATATGATTACGTTAGATACCCAGAGTACAATGTTGAGAAACATGGTCGACTACCTGGAAGATATTAAAAAAGGAGGTTTATTCGAACAAAAATAATATGGCAAAAAAAATAACAAAAAAGAAAGTAGTAAAAAATGGCAAAAAGAAATAATATGCAGCCGAAAAAATTAGAAAAAAAGGATTATAGAGTTGAAATTAATTATTCTCCAGAAGCAACGGAGAAAAAGTTAATGAGATTCGTTACTAATAAGAGTGGTGATGAATTTATAGTTAGTGCTGAAGAATTGTCATCAATGCTTATTGGTGGGGTAAACTC